GGTTTGCATCAGTACCCCCACCTGAGGTTTTTTTCAGCCATCTGCGGCACAAAGTCAAAGCCTTTGTCACTTGCGTCGGTCTGGGCCTGGTCGGCGCTGTTGTAGCGGCGCACCCGGGGCCGGTCCCAGTCGGCCAGGCGGCTTTCGGCGCTGACGGTGATGGTCCCGGTGGCGCCCAGCTCGATGTCCATGGTGTCCATGCGGCCGCTAAAAATCAGCAGCGGGTCCAGCACCACGGCGTGCTGGTCCGTCAGGGGTGCAAACCACACTTTGACGCTGCGGCCCTGGTACTGCGTGCCCAGCGCAATGCTGATGTTGGCCGGGTCCACGCCGGTCAGACTAAAGCGCAGGCTGCGCGCCTCCAGCGTCATGCCCTCGCCCACCGGCTCAATGCCGCCCACGCGGCCAACGCCGATCCAGTCAAAGCCGTTCCACGGCAGCGTCACGGCGCTATTGTTGGCGCGCAAAAAGCCGCTGGCAAAGTCCATCTCCACAAAGGCCACGCCCTGCACGCGGCCCGCGGCCAGGGCGTCCTGCGCTGCGGGGGTGAGGTCGCGCGGCATTAAAAAGCCTCCGTGGCGGCAATGCTGAAACTGTCAAGACTGGGGGCGCGGGTGGTCCAGCGGCTGGCGTCCTCGTCCAGCATAAAAGTGGCCAGCGGCCGGGTGATGGTGATGGCGGCGTTGTCGCCCGGGCTGGCCCGCAGCGGCGGCTCAAAGCTCAGCGTGGCCTGGCCTGCGCCGTTGCTGCTGGCGTTGGCCACCAGTAGCTTGAGCTCGTTGTTAACGCCGATGTAGTCATTGGCCAGCAGTATGCCGGTGGTGCTTACCGTCCAGCCGTCAGTCGCCAAGCTGGTGCCGGTTTGCGCTACGCCATTGACCAGCGGCGTGCCGGTGGCCACGCCGCGTGCTCTGGGCAGGGCAAACGGCCACACCGCAAAGCGCCGGCTGCGGCCACGTAGCTGGGCTAAAAAGGCGCGCATGGCGGCGGCGTCTGCGGCCGGCATGCTGTCAAACGTGCAGCTAAAACGCCAGCGCGCACCGGGCAGCTCCAGTGTTTGTACTGACTGGCTGAGCGGGCTGGTAAAGGTTTGGGTGTTGCTCAGCAGCGCCCACTCCAGCGCGCTGGGGTTGACGCGGCTCAACGTAGGCCAGGCGAGCGTGGTCATGCAAAGGCTCCGCCGCTGCGGCTGCTGCGCATGATCTCGGCCTTGGCCATGTCGGCAGCGGTGCGCATGGCCGCCATGATGGTGGCCTGGTCGCTGCGGCTGTCGATGTTGATGTTTTGCACAATGGTGACGCCGCCTGCGGCCCGGCCTTTGGTGTGGTCGATGACGGTTTCTTTCGGGTGCAGCATGGCCATGAAGCCGCCCTGGCCGTCAAGCCCGCCGCTGCGGGGGCCGTTGCCGGTACTGCCGCCGCCAGAAAAGCTGAAAAGGTTGCTTAAAAAGCTGCCCGCCTTGTCGCCAAATGAGCTGCCCATGTTGCCGATGGCGTTGGCAAAAGGTTCGGTGACCTGCTTGCGAATGATGATCTTGGCGATGTCTTTGCCAATGCCGTCCAGCACGTCGCGCAGGCCCTTGCCGTTGACGATGGCGTCTTCAAAAGCGCTGGTGAAGGTGAGGCCGAGTTCCTGGGCAAAGGTCTTGGCGTCTTTGGTTTTTTCGGCCACCAGGTCAAGGCGGGATATGATGGCTTCCTCGTAGAGTTCCTGGCTGATGCGCCCGTCCTCAAAGGCTTTGGTTAGCAGTAGCACATCATCGCGCTGCTTTTGCAACACCGCGCTGGGTGTGTTGTCAAGCAGGGTCTTGATGCGGTCTTGATATGCCTGATTGCCCTTGTTGACGGCGTCGTTTATTTCAATATCAAGCGCGCGGCCTGTCTTGACGCGCTCTTCGCTGGCGGCCGTGGTTTGCTTGATCAGGTCCAGCTCGGTTGCCAGCGCTTGCAGCTGGGCCTGCTGGGCCGGGCTGACGGACAAGCGGCCTTGCTGAATGTCGGCCAGCAGCTGCTCGGTAGCGGTCAGGTCTTGGGTTTTTTCAATCTGCCTTTGCAAATTTTCCATGAAGCGTTTGAAGTCGGCGTCTGGGTCTGGGCCTTTGGGTCCGGTGCCTTTGGCCGTTTTAAGCTCTGGCAGATTGAGGGATTTACGCTCATTCAGCCGGCGGGTTTCGGCGTCGCTCTGGTCGGCCAGCACGCTTGGCCTGTTGGTATCGGCGGCGTTGAATTCTTTTTTGGCTGCGGCCAGGCGGTTGCTGGCTTTGGTGATTTCAGCCTCCAGATTGCCAGCAAAGTTAAAGGTGCTGCCGCGCCGTGACTCCAGCGACTTGAGGGCCTTGTCGGCCTCCAGCACGTCGCCTGCCAGGCCCAACAGGTTTATTTTTTGCGGGATGCTTTGAAAGCCGTTCAACACGCTGGTCAGCGCTGGCAGCAGTGCGTTGGTCAGCGCGCGCGCTGCGTCTTGCGCGTTTTTTTGCATGCCAAAAAGGGCTTTGTTGAAATTTTCAGCCGCCTCGGCCTGCTCGGTGGTGACGGTGGCCACCAGCTTGCCCTTTTCAGCCAGGTCTTTTAAAAACGGCGCGACTTCTTTGATGCTCTTGCCGAACTGTTCCTGTACGAAGCGGGCCTTGTCGCCGTCGTCGGCAAAGCCTGCCAGGGCTTGCGATGTTTTAAGCAGCGCCTCGGCGGGGTCGAGGTTTTTAAGTTCCTTGATGCTGAGACCGATGGCGTCGAAGGACTTTTCAGCATCGCTGCCTGGCTTGGCGTTGTTTAACGCCGCGTTGAACTTGATCAGCGCGCCCTGCACGGTGTCAAAGCTGGTGCCGGTGCGCAAGGCCACGTCCTCAAGGGCGCTGATGTTTTCGATAGACGCGCCGGTGGCGTCTTTTAAATCGTTAAAGGCGTCAATGGCGTTGATGGCGCTGCGGCCAATGGCCACCAGGCCGCCGATGCCGGCGACGCCGATCAGGCCCAGGGCGCTGCCAAATGCGGCGGCGGCTTTTTCAGCCTGGGCCATGCTGGTACGCACGCCGCTCAATACGCGGCTGGCGTTGTCTGTGGCACCAATAACAATTTTGACGTCAGCCATTTGCGCGTATTTCCTGCATCAGTTCAATTAATAAATGCCAGTCCTCCACTTCAAAAAAAGCCGCATACACGGCCCACCGCTCGGGCGCCCAGCCGCCGCAAAAAGCCCAGCAATGCCGGGCCTGCTCGGCCGCTACGCACAGCAGCGGGGGTGGGCCGCGCATTGCGCCAAAACCTATCTGCTCCAGTTTGGCCGCATCGCCTGCAGCGGCTTGCCAGGCGATGAGGTCAATCAGTTTTTTGCGGCTGTATCCTGTACTTGTTTACGCTCGGTCATGCGCGCCATCAGCGCGTCTGACAGCTCTGCCTCCCATGCCGGGTGGGCGTCTACCCACAATTCAACCGCCGCCGGGTCAAACTCCAGCGGGTCGGCGGCTTGCGGGTGGTCAGGCAGCACGTCGGCAATGCAGACGCCGTGCCAGCCAACAATGGCCAGCAGCAGCAGGCCGCGGTAAAACACAAGGTGGGCGGCGGTGTCGTCGGCAAGGCTCTGCAGGCCGCTGCGTCGCGCTACCAACACCAGCTGGTGCTGGGTCGGCACGCGAAGGGTGATGTGCCGGGCAGGCTCTGCGCCGACCACCACCGCAAATTCGCGTGCAGCCAGGGCCAGGCGTTTGAGGTCGTACAGGTCCATGCCGTGCGGCTTAGGTTGGGTACTGGTTCGGGACGCTGACCAGGCTGTAAGTCAGCGGCCTTTTGAGGGTCGAGGCCAGCTCAATCTCAGGCACAAACGCCAGCGCCACGACTCCGTTGGCTACCAGGCGGCTGCCGTTGGCAAAAATCAACCGCATGGCGGTGTTAGCGCCACTGTCTGACGCGGCCTTGGCGGCAATTTGGCCGGCCAGCAAGATGTCGTCGTAGAGCCCAAGATTTATAACCACCGGCGTGCGGGTGGTTGGCAACTGCTTTTGCTGCAGGTCAGAAATTGTCGTGATGTCGGTAAACTGCAACTCGCCGCCAGAGCCGGCAAATGTGCCGACCTGCGTCAGGGCGGTGAAGGCGGTGATGCGGCGAATGCTGCCCGCGCCAGTGCCCGCCGGGAAGCGCGCGGTGCTCAGGGTGTTGATCAGCTCAAAGGTGACGTCGTTGGTGACCACCGTTTTAACGCGGACAATTTGCGCGTCGAGCAAAGCAAAGCCGCTGGTGAGCTCTAAAAAGTCACCAACGACAACCGCATGGCCAACGGCCAGCGTGGCCACGGCTTCAACGGCGTTGGTGATGGCCGTCATGTTGACGACTGGGCCATAAGTGCTGCCAATGGCAACTTGCGTGCCGGCGGTTTGGGTATAAGCCATGGTAGTTTTCCTTTAAATTAAAGTGGCACACCAGGCGCATGGCCTGCCGTGTAATAGGTGGCGGTGAAGGTCAGCGTGGCAACGCCTGCGGGCTTGTCTAGCGTGTCGACCATCTCGACGTTGATGCCTTGCAGCTGCAGGTTTTTTGCGCCGCCAAAACTGGCGCTGTTCAGCGCCGGCTCGACCTCTTCAATCATCTGGTCCAGCGTGTCGTCTAGGTTGGCGGTGGCCTTGGCCACGCAGCGCACCGTCAGGGTGAGCTGGCGCTCCAGTACCTGGCTGCCCAGGTTGACGTTGCTGATGGCCTCGTCGTCGGTGTTAATCAGCAGGCAGGGCAGGTCAGCATCGCGCAGGGTAAAAATGCGGCTTTGGTAGACCCGCGCGCCAGTGGTCGCCAGGCCGGTGACGGCGCTGGCTACTGCCTCGCGTATGCTGCGGCGCACATGCGTCATGCGGCCTCCAGCTGCAGCGTGCTGACGCCGGTGCCGTC